CCTCCACCAGCAGGCCGGTGGTTCCTGAGCGGTGCTCACGCCGCACAATTACCATCGGTGGCTCAAGGCCAGCGGAGAACAGGGTGCCTACGTGCACACCCTTACCGTCGAAGAAGTCACGCATGATGCCCAACAGGAGTTCATCCGCCGAACCGAAGATTGGAATGTGAGCGGTACTCACTAGATGTTCAACCTCGCTTCGGTAAGGGATTTCTTGAGGGCGGTGGCTAGGGGGGCGATGCCGTCATTGCGGCGCTCACCGAACTTGCCCTTGCTTGTCCAGCCGAACTCGATGGAGGTTGCGGCGCGGGCAGGCTCACTGCCGCCGTCCTCGCCCTGCTCATCGGGTGAGGAGAGATACACGATGGAGTCCAGCTTCATCGGCAGCCCCCCGCCCTTGCGGTCAGCCAGTTCGAGGCTGTCGTCAGGAATGTCCGTCTCGTGGACGACCTTGATCTGAGCGCCGTCCTTAGTGCGCTTCTGAGCCTTGGAATCGAGGACAAACTGAGCGTCAGCCTGGAGCTTGTTGGCTGCCTTCTTTACCGCGTTGGTGGTGCTGCGGTGGTAGCTCACAAGGTGCTCCACGGTCCAGTTGCTCGGGACGCCCGCGCCTCGCGGCGGGTCGTACCACTCAAAGTCGGGGACGCTCATGGCTAAAGCTCGTTACGTGAGCGGATGACGAAGGACACCGAGCGTGTGGCCTTGGAGGCACCTACGCCGTGGTGGGGTGGGGCAACCAAGTCCCACTCCTCACCCTCGTACTCCACGCGCGCCCATGTGCCGTTAGGCACGGAGCGAGCGAGGCAGCGGATCATCTTCACGTCAACCTGTCCGGCGAGTTCAGCCGAGGCGTTACGGTCTCGACTCATCGAGACACGGAGCTTGTAGCCAACGTCGGAGGGAACGTTCATCTTGTCCCCGCGTGAGTTGGTCACGGTGATCTGCGGGTAGATCGTGAGGATTCCCTGCCCCCGGTCTAGGAGTTGAGACTTCATATGATCTGCGTCTCTAGTGGGAGGTTCGGTTCAATGCCGAGCGGGAATGGCTTCTGGGCATCCACGAGTGGGGCGTACCCGCGTGGATCGTCGTGGCGATTCCTGCCGCGCGGTGCGGGCCGGTCGGGATTGGAGAACCCTACGGAGACAACGCCACCTCGCCGGTTGAACGGCTTGAGCATTGCAATCTCCGACGCGGTAAGGGCAGTGCCCGCCGCGTACTCAGGGATGCGGTTGAACGTGGTCATGTCGCCACGTTCCATATCGAATCCTGAGGGGTTCATGTAACCACGGCTAGCCGCCGCCGCCGTGATGGCGACGGCGACTGCCGGGGCTGTTTCCCTTGTGAGCCACGCCTGACCGCTGTGGTGACGCACCCACGCGGAAGCCTCCAGAAGCATCGCATCGGCCAGCGCGAGTTCGTCGGCTGTCTCGATTGTCTCGGCTGAGCGAGCACTCACTTGCTCAACCGTAGCTAGATGCTCCATGGGGTTCCTTACGGGGTAACGTCAGCCGGAGCGGGGTAGTTGCCACCAAGCGGGAAGGGCTTGCCCTCAGGCAGCGTGGTGTTGATGAACTCACCCTTGTATGCCTTGGCGAGGAAGGAGTTGGCGTTGCCGCCTGGGGTGTCGGTCTTGCCGTCACCGGGAGCCTTCTCGACAACGCCTGCACCCTTGAGGGCAAGCTTCACGCCGCGCACGAAGAACTCGTCAACGGAGGTGACGTGCTGCGACTCACCGTTGAACACGTTGATGCGGTCGAGCGTGTAGTTCGATCCCATGTAGGTGTCAAACACGCTGCGGTCCGTGAGGTATGCCGTGTCGTAGTCGATGAGGTGCCGGAGTGCCCAGCCGTTTGCACTGCCCGTCGCGCCGAACGGAACCGAGTTGGGAACCGTGGGAGCGCCGGTGAATGCAACGAAGCCGGAAGGCGCGTACATGTACGCCTCCTTGGCGGGGATGTGAGTGCTGCTCACAAAGCGCACGCCACCGATGCTGCCGAGCGTGGCGGAGGTGAGAGCGTCGTCGCCGCGTCCCTCATCCTTCACGAGGCGGTTGGACTTGAGGAGGATTTCCTCGAAGTCAACACCACACAGAACAACAAGCTGCTCATTGGGACTGCGCATGAGGCGGAGAGCCTTGCGTGCCTCGACCACCATGTTATAGAAGGGGTCTTGTCCGAGGTTGTGTGCGGCGATGATGTCGGCGTCATCGGACTTTGCAACGATCACACGCTCGTAGGGAGCGTTGAGAATCTTGGTGAGGACGTTGTACTCGACGTACTGCGAGACGGTATCCATCTGGGCGTCAACGATGTCGCCCCAGCCGCCGCCGAAGTCCCAGTCCTTCTGCTCGTCAGTGAGCTTCACTGCGGAATAGGGGCGCTGAGCGTCAATAGTGATCGACACTGTGGATTCCGAGTACGTGTCCGTGATGATCGGCATGGCGCGATCATTGCGGGGAGTGTACTGCCGGACGGGCAGGGTACCCTTCACGCGCTGCGTGATGGTGTCGTTCTCCGAAGCGAAGAAGCGGTTGATGTCGTTGCGCTTGGTGATCGTGTTGGAGATGACCAGCTTGTCGGACAGAGCCTCGACAGCGGCCTCAACAAGCACCTTCGGCTTGACCTTGAGGTGAGGTGTGTAAGTCATGGGTTGCCTTTCAGGCATGAAAAAAGGAGAGCCCGGTCGGGCACTCCTCACAAGGGGTGTATGTTGCCGTTACCGGCGGTTGGTGCGCTTGTACTCTTCCCACGCCTTGCGCCCATCATCGGTAGGTGCCTCACCCTTGAAAGGTGCAGCACCCCCGGAGGGTGCGGTCTGCGTGATGACCACGGGCTTTGCCGTTCCCGGCTTGAGCGCTGCGAGCTTGGCTGCCTGAGCCTCGATCTGTGCCTCATCTGTGCCGGTCAGGAACTCAAGCACGTCGTCATCGAGCTTGAACTTGCGGGCCGCGCGCTCTCGCGCAAGGTCGGTCGTCAGCTTGGCCTCAGTGCCCTTGTAGGCGTCCATGGCCGCTGTGAACTCCTCAGGAGTCTTGGCCTCAGCTAGCTTGGCCTCTGCCTCCCTGAGGGCTACACGGCGGCTTGCAGCTTCCGTGCGTGCCGACTCGACTTCGGCCTTGGTCCACGCCCACTCTTCGGGAATGCCTGCCCATGGATCGGGCTTGGCTTCCACCTCAGTGGCAGTGGGTTCGGCGGGGGTTTCTGTACTGGTGGGCTCCTGGCCCGTGGCGATGCCGGTATCAGGCATTTAGCGTTCTCCTCCTGGGATCATGCTTGTGTAGGGGTCGAACGCTGAGCGTCCAACTCTTTTTTGCGCTCGGCATAAAGCCAGCGCCTCCACGCGTTGAGCGCGGTGTTTTTGACCTTGCCGTCAGGCAAGGTTTGGTAGCTCTTACCTCGTGTGACCTTGGGCCACATCTCCTTGAAGTAAGCGCTAAGTTCGGGGAGGTCACCATCGGGTCGAGTGACCCAACGGACCAGTGGGAAGCAGTGGCAGTTGGGGTGGTACTTCTCCACATCGTTGCCACCGTTGGTCGAGAATCCGGCAGCCGCTTCACTGCGATAGACCCAGCCGCGACTACTCAACATGGCGCAGAATGCACAGGGGCGAGGCCCCGTGCCGCGTGCGATCATCTGAACTCGGCGGTCTCCTGTGATGCCCTGGCGGACAACTTCTCTGCCCGCGCGCACCCCAAGCTCGTCCACCTTTCCGGCTCCCACGTTTCCGCTACGCTCGTGTTCTTCTCGGGCCTTTCGATCAAAGGCAGCGGCTCGGAGTTCGGTGTCTCGCTTGAGACGTTCGACCTTCTCTGCCTGTGCTCTCGCGCCCGCGCTGATTTCCTCTGCGAAGAGTTCACGTAGTGTCTCCAAGGTGAGAGTCCGGTCTTTCCACTCGAACTCATCGACCGGGACTGGGGTGGGGTCTGTGTCGTAATCGGCGGTCTCTACCCAGTCCTCGATGTAGGAATCGAGGTCAACGTCCGAGAGCATCTGGCTCTTGCCGTTTGCGTCCTGGCCGGTGACATCTGAGCGCTTGAGGCTTGACTCAAAGCCCCCCTCATCCTCGTCAACATTGGTTGACGATGGACTTTCAACCTGATCGAGTTGCGCGATGGCAACTAGCAGATCGAGGTACTGTTTCCGAAGCCCGCCCATGGTGATTGCGTTCGGGTCATCGGAGTATTCGGGGACTCCCAACGTGCGTCCGATTTCGATTGCTCGGGCGAGTTGGTAGTAGGACTTTGCGAGGCGGGAGGACTTGCTCCGAATCGCCCGGATGGTCGAAAGGGAGCGGGTCAACCACGCGTCGGCGTTCACCTCAGGCGAGGTGGGGCTTACCTCGTCCCATGACTGGAGAGCGAGATAAGCCCCGGCGATTCCCAGCCGTGCTTGTGCAGCGCGGTGGGCGTCCTCAATAGCCCGTAGCTCAGGTGACGTTGGCAGGGTTGCCCCCTACGCCACTCTGCGCAGGACGCGCGGGACGGGCCGGACGTTGCTCACGAGCGGCGTTAGCGGCGGGGTCAGCGGCCATCAACAGGGCCTCCGTTTTCTCCTCTTCCGCAAGCTCGTCCAAGTCCTCAAGGTCACCGGAGGTGAGCCCTGGAATCTGCGACCACAGGCCACGACGCGGAACCGCGAGCATGTCTGCGGCCTTGCCGAGACCGTCCATGAGAGCACCGAAGCTCTTGGAACTCATGTCACGCCAGCGCACTTCACCGCCGTAGGACTCTGCGCCGTCGCTGTCACCGAGAGCTTCCGAGATGAGCCTGAATAGCTCCTCGTGGGACTCTCCCCATGACACGTGCAGGGACTCCATCTGACGCATGAATTGCTTCTCCAGCGCCTCAAGCGCTTCGGCAGACAGGTTGGACACGTTGCCGATGAGCGCATGGAGGGGGAACTGTGCGATGGCCGCGAGATTCTTGGTGGCCTGATCCTCATTGGCGAGGTATCCGGCAATCGGGGTCTCATCAAGCTGATCGAACTTGGTGTCGGGAGCCTCGCTCACGAGCATGCGCGCCTGAGAGACGATGATCGGCTCAGGGATGGGGTTGCCCGCTGCGTCGAGAAGGGGCTCCCCGGTCTCTGAGTTGATCTTGTAGTTGACCTGGAGACCGGCTGCCGTGCGGACCTTGAATGCTCCGAAGTCCGCTGTGATGTTGGTCGAGAAGGCGGCTTGGTTCACTCGATCCTGGAGCGAGACCATCGTGCGGGTGATGACGCCCTGAGAGCGTCCCTCGTCGTCTAGCGCACCACAGGTGTACCGGACTACCGGGCAGCCGCTCTCGTGGCCGTGAGGGACCGATTCACCCTTGCGAGCGAAATCTCCCTGATGGGTGATTGAAAGCTCATGCCGGTGGGTATCGTCCCAGAGGACGGCCAAGCCGGGGTTCTTCTCGTCACGCGGGTAGGCCTTGATCGTCAGCACGATCTTGGGCCGGATGTCATTCACCGGGTCATCGAAGAAGGCGATGGTATGCCGCGTCGGCAGCACCTCGACCTTCGGCTTGCCGGGGGCTGTGAGGTTGTTGACCAGGGCGAAGCTCTGACCGTAGGTCAGGGCCGCGCGGTAGATGGTGGCCTGTCGGCCATCCATCCGGTTCCGCTGCCACTCTTTCCACTCGGGGGAGAAGCGCTTGGTGTCAGTGACACCCTCACTCTTGGCCTTGGACCTCAGGCCCTCGCCGCCCGATCCTCGCCGGTAGCCGTCCACGTAGGAGACCTGCGTGGGCAGGTTGACCAGTAGGGGCATCCAGTTGGTGATGGAGCGGTCCTGGAGGTCTCTGATCTGCTCAGAGGCCTCACGCGGGGCGTAGGGCTTGGTGTGGTCGCCGTGGAGGTAGTCGTGCGCTAGGTCGAACGTGTCGGCGCGGTCATGGAGCAAGGTGTCCCACATGAGCTTGACAAGTTCGATGTCGAGACTGCCGGGAGTCCCGGTCGGGGTGGCGATGAGTACATGCTCGTCGCGGTTCCCCTCAACGTACTCGTGCATGGTGGACAAGTGGGGGTCTCCTAGAACTGAATGAGTCGCCGCGAGTATTCGGGCTTGGCCTTCTTGCCGGATTCGGCTAGGTCTGTGTGGGCGATCCACGCCAAAGTTAGAGCGGCCAATGAGTCGATCTTTCGTGAGGACTCGGCGTGCTCTTTGCCGAACGTGAGTCCGTACTGATTGCGGCGGCGCTTGGCGTTGAGGACATGCACACGGAGAACTCGGTCTCCGTTGTGCCATATGCGTCCGTCTTGGACCATGGCTAGGAGGGATTCAGTCCCGCGTGCGATGCGCTCATTGTTACCGCGCATATCGAAACCGACAGTGG